AGAAATAATGAGATTGGTTGGGTAGACAGGATTTTCAGAAATCGGAATGGAGAAGGCTACAGTTTCGCAAAAGTTCGTGTGCGTCAAGACAGAGTTCCAGAAATTGGAGACAAGTTTTCTTCACGCCATGGGCAAAAAGGGACATGTGGAATGATTCTGAATGCCGAAGATATGCCTCAAACAGCGTCAGGAGTTGTTCCAGATATTATCATTAATCCACATTGTATTCCTAGCCGTATGACGATTGCCCAGCTGATGGAGACACTTTTGGGGAAGGTGGGATGTGAGGTGGGTGCTTTAGGAGATGGAACACCTTTTGGAAATTGTACTGTGGATGGTCTGGCGAGTTTATTGCGAGATGACTTAGGAATGGAGCCACATTCCAATGAAATTCTATATAATGGATTCACTGGAAGACAAATGGAGACAAATATCTTCGTTGGACCAGTGTTTTATCAGAGGCTAAGGCACTGCTCTGCTGATAAGATGCATTCACGTGCTTCTGGACCTCTTGTTATGCTAACTCGCCAACCAGCCGAAGGAAGAGCGCGTGAAGGTGGCTTACGTTTCGGAGAAATGGAGCGTGATTGTGTAATAGCACATGGAATGACGGAATTTACGAAAGAGAGATTCATGGAATGCTCTGATGCATTTCGGTGCTTTTCCTGCAGAGATTGCGGCTTATTATGTATCGCGAATCCTGTGGAAGGTATTTGGAATTGCCGTGGGTGTGGAAATACGACAAGATTCAGTGCAATTGAAATTCCATATGCATATAAGCTTCTATTACAAGAAATGGAGTCCATGTGTATTAGCAGTCGTGTAATTACACAAAATAAATTGATGCTAGGACAGCTTGCAGATAAGGACTTCTAACGAGGCAAATGAATGCGTAAAATAAATTTTTTGTTTTTTTGTAAAAAATTGCGTAATAACAATTTTTTTGTTTTTTTGTAAAAAATTGATTCAGCCACCTTCGGTTAAAAATAGTCCCACAAAGTAACAATGTCTTATAGTATGAGAGTTCTGAAGAGAAATGGACTAGCTGAGCACGTAAGTTTTGACAAGGTTTTACAAAGAATTCGTAAAGCAGCTCGTGGGCTATCTATTAACCCCGATGGTCTCGCCCAGCAAGTCTTGTCGCAAATCTATGATGGTGTGAAAACGACCGAGTTAGATGACCTAACAGCTCGTCTAGCCGCTTCTTTAGCAACAACTCACCCTGACTGGGCTTCCTTGGCAGGTTCAATTGCCGTCAGTAATCATCATAAACAGACGGAGGCAAATTTCGCCAACGTCATGATATCTTTATCGAAGCAGAAGAATAAGTCTGGCACTGAGACGAGTTATATTAGTGCTGAGATATTGGCATTGTGTCATGATTCAGAGAAGGCGACTGCCATTGAAAAGGCTATTGACTATGGGCGAGATTATGATCTGGATTATTTCGGATTCAAGACGCTTGAGAAGTCATATTTGCTGAAGGATTCTAATTTACAAGTTCGTGAGCGTCCTCAACATTTGTGGATGCGTGTCGCACTTTCCTTATGGTCGTCTGATCTTCCACGAGCCTTTGAGACGTATGATTTGATTAGTAAGAAAAAGTTCACACATGCGACGCCGACACTGTTTTCTGCAGGAACACCAAGACAGCAAATGAGTTCGTGTTTTCTTATTGCGATGGCCGAAGATAGTATTGACGGCATCTTCGATACATTGAAGGATTGTGCAAGAATCAGTAAGCATGCTGGTGGAATTGGTCTTCATTGTCACAATATTCGTGCACGTGGTTCAGGAATTCGTGGAACGAATGGAATTAGTGATGGGCTTATTCCAATGATGAGAGTCTTTAATAATACTGCTCGGTATGTAAATCAAGGTGGTCGTAGAAATGGCAGTTTTGCGGTGTATTTGGAGCCGTGGCATGCTGATATTGAAGATTTCTTGAAGTTGAAGTTGAATACAGGGGCTGAAGAAGAGCGTGCTCGTGATTTATTCTACGCACTTTGGATTCCTGATTTATTTATGGAACGTGTGGAAGCTGGGGGGGAATGGTCTGTCTTCTGTCCTGATGAGGCACCTGGTCTTGCTGATGTATGGGGCCAAGAATTCAGAGACCTTTATGCAAAGTACGAGAAGGAAGGACTTGCTAGAAAGGTGTATAGCGCACAACAATTGTGGTTCAAGATTCTGGATGCTCAGATGGAGACTGGAACACCGTATTTGTTGTACAAGGATGCCGCGAATAGTAAATCCAATCAACAGAATATCGGCACAATTAAATCAAGTAATCTTTGTACGGAGATTATGGAATATTCTTCGTCAGATGAGACTGCTGTATGTAATTTGGCATCGCTATCCCTGCCATCTTTCATTAAAGACGGTAAGTTCCAATTTGATGAGTTGCGATATGTTACAGGAGTGGCGATTCGTAATCTAAATCGCGTGATTGACGTGAATTATTATCCTACTGCGTCAACGCAGCGTAGTAATATGCGTCATCGTCCTGTGGGCCTCGGCGTCCAAGGATTAGCAGATGTATTTGCCATGATGAAATTGGATTGGGAATCTCCAGAGGCGGCGGATTTGAATCAGAGAATCTTTGAGCATATGTATTATGCGGCGGTTGAAATGTCAACGAAGATTGCCGAGATCGATGGGGCGTATTCTAGCTTTGATGGGTGTCCTGTGTCAAAGGGTATTCTACAGCCTGATATGTGGAAAGTTGTACCCTTAAGTGAGGCTGATGGCTCATTAGATTGGGCTTCCTTGAGGGCAAAGGCGTCCAAGGGAATTCGCAATTCTCTGCTGATTGCTCCTATGCCAACTGCAAGCACGTCGCAAATTCTGGGGAATAATGAATGCTTTGAACCATTCATGAGTAATCTGTATACTCGCCGTGTTCTTGCTGGCGAGTTTATTGTATTAAATAAGCATCTGCTAACGGAATTAATTTCCATTGGAATTTGGAGTGAAAGTTTGAAACAAGAGATTGTTGCTAGAAATGGAAGTATTCAAGGTATTTCCAGTATTCCTGAAGATATTCAGGCAAGATACAAGACAACTTGGGAAATGAAACAGAAGACATTGATTAATATGGCGGCTTCTCGCGGGGCATTTATTGATCAGTCGCAGAGTCTAAATCTATTTATGGCCGATGCTACATATGCCAATTTGACTTCTATGCACTTTTATGCTTGGAAGACGGGTTTGAAAACAGGATGTTATTATTTGAGAACAAAGGCTCCTGTTATGGCACAGAAATTCACAGTTGATCCACGGCTTTTAGCTGCTGTAAGTGGAGGAGGATTGCGAGATGATGTTGACGACGACGATGCTACTCTGAGTGAATCTAGCGATTCTGAGAGTGAGTCTGCTTCTGCAGGAGCAAAGGCTCCTACAGCAGCAGGAGCAAAACCAGCGGCAGCAACAGGGCCAGCAGTCCCAGTCCAAGAAACAAGACAACAAAAGCTGGAAAGGTTGTCAAGAGAATATGAGAAATCCGTTCAAGAAGCAAAAGAGGCTGCTGAAAAAGGTGAAGGATGTTTAATGTGCGGAAGTTAGATTTCGTTGCCATCATTTAAATAATATTTCACATACAAAATAGATGGAAGAGTTTGCTGAAAAGATTCATGACATACAAAAACGTATCCGGATAATAAATTCGGCATTATTACATGATAACGTATATAATTGTCTTTCACAATTATGTATGGTACTTTATTTTTTTATAGAGAAGAAAGGTGAGGATGGATGGTCATCGTATATTAAAAATGAGGGAATGCCATTTTTAAATTCTTCAGAACAGGCAAATCTTGAAAAAATGTTTAAACGCGCTCCGTGGCTTCTTAGCTTTTTAACAGGCGGCAAATCCGAGCAGTCCCAGCAGTCCCAAGAATCCGAGCAGTCCCAAGAATCCGAGCAGTCCCAAGAGTACGAGCAGTCCCAAGAATTACTTTCAACCGAAGATACGTATTATAGTAAAATGTTTAAAGTATTTCTCGAAAAGTTAAATGAAATTAATACATTATGGAATGATATTCCATATATAAAAAAAATGTATACACCATTTCCTTCTCCTGACTCAAAAACAAGAGAAACGCATACCACCTTATTTATATCAACATTACTTGATTCGTTTCATATAAGTTCGAAACAAACCTCTGAAGAAAATCCTCCTCGCACATTCCTCATCTTGATAGAAGAAATAATAGAAGGTCAATGGAAAAATGTCATATTCACTTCAGCATCTCTTTTAACACCATCTTCCATAACATTACATACCATTGGAAAATATATAATTGTGAGTTGGTTATCCTTTGCAAATGAACCGATGAAAACAAAAATAAAAAAAGATATTGTGAAAGGGTCTCATTCATTATTAATTTCTTTTCTAGAATACTGTATGAGTGTAATGCCAGAAAAATATAGAAAATCTACGAAGCTTCTACTTCAACATCTATAAGTTTGTGTAAAAAGATTAGAAATTCTTTGGGAAATCCCCAAAAACAAGAAGGACTTCCGCCTGTAGGAAATCGCCGACTTGTTGAATTTTTTCCATGACTCATCGCCACAATAATTTGTTGTGGTGGTAGTTCAAGAATTGTAGCATCTGTCTGTCTTCCTTCTAAAAAATCATCACCTTCTGCTATATTTACATTTGAGAAATTCTTAGTTTCCCAAAAAGATTTATAGAAAGTAAAGGTAGCTTCTGATACACGTTTTGAAAGTCCTAAATTCCATGGAGGAGTATTTACTGCCGAGATTCCATGTTGTAAATCATAACATGCAATGGTAGTACAAAGAGTAATTTGCGGTTTCCAAGGATGTGTTAAAAGATATGATACACGTCTGCGAAAGGAAGATGGCGGATAATGGTCGTCATCATCCATAAAAAGAATAATAGAATTTTCTGCTCTATGAATTCCAACATTGCGTTTTCTGCCAATCGTTCGTTTTGCCAATGGTATATATGTCAATGATAAAGGCCCATTTTCTCGTCCAAATTTAATAATTTTATCTGATGCCTGTTCTTCAGGATCATCAGAATCATCCACAATTACCCACTCTATTTTTTCCTTTGGATAATCGGTTGATAAAATATTATGAAACGCAAGATCTAGGAATTTTTTCCGATTATATGTGAGTGTAACAACGGATATTTTAGGAAGTTCAGCATCTGTTAAAAACTTCACAGGTTGAAATGGGAACGAAGGAATTCCACTTACAAGACTTTGAACCGATGTTTGGAATTTCCGTACTCTATTTGCAGATTCTTCGATTGCCGCTCTTTTTGTAGCATATGAATACTTTGTTAGAAACTCTTGAACTCCTTGTTCAAGACTTTCTTCCACGTTTAAAAACATATCTCTCATACCAGCCTTATAAGGAACAAGAGACGATTGTGTTAAAAAGGTATATGATTTATCTTTGAAGTTTTCAATATATACAGGTAAGGAATTTCCTATGAGAAATGCTCCATAACTTTCTCCTTCAAGACTGGACATAGATAATGCTTCAGAGGAACTTATAATAATATGGCACGAATGTTTGGCTTGGAGCTTCTGTTTTTTCTCAAGACTTAACTCTTCAATATGAATACTGACATTTTTCGGCAAAGGTATTGGAAAAGAAAGAGGAGTTGTTGTATACACTTCCAGAGAAGGCCAAACATCTTTCCATAATGGAAGAATCTTTAAAGCGGCATCTCGTTTATTTACCGAGCCGCCGAGAAGCCAAAGAGCAGACCGAGACATTTCTTGAGTCTGGCCCGAATTCTGATTCGTCGGCAAAGAAGCCCATGGAATTACACACGATGCCCCATAAAAAGGATGCGTTTCAAGAAATCTCTCTTTATCTTCCGTACATTTGAAGACTAAGATTTTCACTTGTGTTAAATAAGAGTTCCATGCTTCTTCCCACCATTCTGGATTTATAACCAAGATATTTACAGCTGCAAATCCCATCCATCCATAATAAGGAACTTCCAAATGTATGGCAATGTCACAAGTCACAACAGATTCCAAAGGATATTTCAATTCGCATTTGAGGGCTGACTGAATAAGAAGAGC